GGAACTACCCTACCGTTCTCGGCGGCTGGATGAAACTACACTCTGAACTCACTCCTCAGATGTCATCCTCTGCTCAGATCGTCATTTCTGCCGATTGGTCTGAATTCGACCACCGCGTCCTATTCAACCTAATGTCACTCGTTTTCATTGCAACAATGTCCTACTACAACTGGACACACTATCAATCCGATTACAAGTACCACATGGCTCAAGACACTCGTTTTGACCGTCAGAAACTCATCAACCTCTACTTTTGGACAGTATACGCTACTTTCTCATCTCCTGTCATCATGCCCGATGGCTCGTGGTGGATCCGCACCCGCAACGGACTTCCTTCCGGAATGTTCCGCACTCAGTGGATGGATTCAATCATCAATGGAATCATGATAGCAGTCACTCTCTCCGAATGCGGCTTTGTCCTCGACAAACGCTTCATTTTGAAACTTCTCGGTGACGATTCACTATCAATCCTGATGTACTACATCCCTCCCAATCAACGCGATCCGCTCCTACTCAAGATGTCAGAAATCGCCTCCCGGCGATTTAACGCAAAGCTTTCTCTCGAAGCCACAACTATAAGGGACTCTCTCTTCTCAGTTGAACTCCTTGGCTACAAGAATTACTTTGGTCACGCTTTCCGCGATCAAGAAAAGTTACTTGCACAGCTACTGTACCCTGAAGGTGGTTATAAATTCTCTCAGCTCATGGGACGATGCATTGGCATCGCCTGGGCAGATCTCGGACGCAACCCGCGTCTGCAGCGAATATGTCGCGACATTTACGAATTCCTCTCGGAATCTGGTGTTCACCCAGATTTCACCTGGACTCGATACAAATTCGACGTTCAAGCCGGAATCCCCGTTCTCGACGCATTTGACTACTACAAAGATCTCAAAAAGAGAAAACTCAACAAGGAAGACTATCCGACACCTCCGGATTTTCCTACTACCTTGCAAATACAACAGTATCTCGCAATACCTTACTTTCGCACGAAGCAAGACTCAGATCGCTACTGGCCTCCTGAAGCCTTCAACTTCCCTTCTTTCACGATCGAAGATGACATTGCAGCACTCGTTGACATGTTTGAGCAACAACTCAGTATCTGCTGAGCCGTTACTCTAACTTTTTT